ACCGTTTGTAACAGTAAGAGTAACCGTAGCGTTAGCTTGATAGCCAGAACCACCGCTTGATACGTATCCAAAGATCAGATTACCACCAGTACCACCAACACCCATCATAGCTGCATTGACAGCAAAAACGCCGACTGCTTTATTAGGCATAAAAGCGCCGATAGTCGTGTTACCAAACATACTAGAGTCTGTATAAGCGCGTGAGCCAGGTGACGTATTACCGTAGTGAGCGTTAGCGCCGTCTACACGGTTTACTTGGTCACCCTTTACGAGAGCGTATGTACCAATCGGAGCTCCATTTGAAGTCTCCTTGGTTGTTGAGCTGTTAGCAGTAACAGCCTGATCGTTTCTACCCCATTGTGCCATTTTATTCCTCCTAGAGAACTTTGTTATTCTTATTTATTCGTCTACAGTCATCATATCCAGAAGATACGTAGATCGCTTACTGACCTTCTTTGCCTTGCCGTCTACGACAAGCAGATGATGATCTGGCGAGTCTGAGATAGGAAGAGGAGTTTCTTTTTGTTGAAGCTTTATCCTCTCGCTAATATGGATATTAGCTGGTGGCTCTGGCGGTGCAGGTGGTTTATTGATTATTAGCGCCATTTTTCCTACTCTGCTGCTTCTGTTGTCTTCTTTGAATCTCTTGGTTTTTCATAGTCTCTTGCTGCTCTTTTTGTTTTTGTGCAACAGCATCAAGAGCCTTACGTCTGGCATCAGCTTGCCTCTGCATTGATTGTGCAGAGGATGGGGCATTCACTGCCTTCTTCGTTGTTGATGCCGATGACATATTAACAGGAGTCATTCTTGTAGCACCAACACCAGCAATTAAACCTTCTTTAAGACGCTTAATAGGCTTGGTCTCGTCACTGATAGTATAATCAGCAACGTCATGCTTGATACCAATCCCGCCTTGATCCTGATTCTGTCCACGTAGAGGGGCAGAAGTCACGGTCGTTGGAATTGGTACCTTTTTAGCTTCGTTTAACCAGCCTATAAAGCTTTTCATTATAGATTGATCTCAGCGATAATAGCTTCGATACGTGCCATCTCTTCAGCTGAAAGCTCAACGTCTTCTTTCATAGCCTTGGTACGCTTCGGAACCTTTGCACCATAAGCGGCTGCAGTCTTGCCCTTGGTGACAGTGCCACCCTTAGCTTTAAACTTTGCAACCATATCAGCGGTGTCAAACTTCTCTTTCTTAACAACAGGAGATGTCGGGCCTTCAGACACAACTTCTTCGCCATAGTGTTTGCGATCAACACCAGACATCTTCTCGCGTCCACGAATCTTGTCAGCTACAGCTGGATTCATTTTATTAAGATAATGACCGTCTTTATTTTTGGCACCTACTGCTGCAACAGCAGCATTCTTCTTTTCTTTATTGTCTGCATTGCCTTCAGCTACTGCTTCTTCCTTACGAAGCATCTTGAAGTCCTGACCGTCAAGCTTACCGTTATGATTCTTGTCAAGCTTCTTCTGACCACCGACGAGCTTCTCATCGATCTGATCAGCCTCAACGACTGGTGTCATAACTTTGCGAGTTGCTTCAATTAGGCTATCTGACAGCCCAAAGTTTTTAGTTGGATTATGCATTTCCTTAACTCCCTTGGCGCCTGTCTGCCCAATTTCTTTGTTGACTTTCTTTGTGGCTTTCTTTGAAACTTTATCTTCTTCGCTTTGATCCTCGACACGATCATCAGTCTTTGGATGAAGGTCAACATCGGTTTTACCGCCCGTTAGCTTCTTTGCATCCATGTCATCCATGTCACCGTCCTGCTTTGCAGGTGTATCGGTCTTGAATGCCTCTGTGATCTTTGGAACATGCGGCACGATCTTATCTGTGCTATCATGATCCATTGCATCATCTGCTAGCTTCTTTGCAGTAGCAACACGCTTTGACTTTGAGTTTTCTTCCCAATTATCAGGGACTTTACCCTCAATGATCTTCTTTTCAATCTTACCCTGCTTTGCAAGGGTCGACTTAGTGTCTGTTGGATCTTCTGCTGTATCAGGACGACCAACATTGACTACCTTCTGGCGAAGAGCAGTGCCGCGAGCGACAGCCGCCTCGACGTACATGTCTCTGATCTTATGCTCTAAGCTGCGGTAGTCTTTCATGTTAGTCCTTTATAATTGAACGAAGCATCCAACCATGTTTCTCATGGGCGTCGATGCGATCTTGTAGATAATTAGCAAGGCCCATCTTCTTGTTTGATTCAGCAAGGGCCTGTGTCTTTGTTAACTGCACAATCATTGCAGCGTTATCGGAACTCAGCTTTGTCATCATCGACATAGCTTCCGGAATATTTAATTCGTCTTCAACGAGTGATAAACCACTGTAGCGAGACAAAGAGCCTGGAGCATAAGCCCCAAGAGTACGAAGGTGCTCGGCGATACCATCAACTGCATCAAATGTTTCCTCCCATAAATTACCTAAAAATTCGTGATATTGTGGAAAGTTAGGACCTTCCACATTCCAATGGAAATTGTGTGCTTTTAGATAGAAACTAAAATTACTCGCTAGAGTAACTTTCATCTCTTGAATAAGCTCATCCATTCTTCTTCACTCTTTTTCCCTTAGTCACTTTCTTAACGGCTTCAGTGACCTTACTTTCGACGACTTTAGCTTCTGCAATGACTGCAGGAACTTCCTTCTTAATCACTTCTTCAACCTTGGCGGCTTCTTCCATTGCCTTAACAAAGACGGCTTCGGTTTTAGCATCGATATTGGCTTTGATTTCTTCTCTAGCTTTATCGACAACTACTTCGGCTTCTTTCTTAACTTCAGCTACTGTTTCCTTAACGGCTTCTTCAACAGTCTCTTTCTTTGTTACCATTTTCCAAACAACAAAACCAATCGCCAGAATAAGTACGATACCAATTAATGTTTCCATGTTTTATACTCCATAGTGTTTAATAGACCCATCAGGTTGGGCATGATAAGCGACAAACCTGATGTCTGGATATTCAGCTTTCATCGACAATAAAGCCTTCAGGTTCGACTTACTGTCATCATACATGACTACCTTCTTAAAATTCAAAAGATCAATATACCTTTTCAGGATCGATGTTTTCTTTGAGGCGGGCGCTTCCTTACCAGGAATATTGCCGGCACGCTCAACATGAATGCCATCGATATTGATCCCATACTTTCGAAACGTATTCAAGAACACAACCTTGTCGTCAAAGTCCGCTCTTGCTGTATTTATGATAACCCTGCTGTTGGGGTTCTTGCGAACCAAAGCATGGATCTTCTTCACGGTGTTCAACATTCTCTCAATAGGCACAGATTCATCATGGAACTTCTTGGCATCATGGAATTCCGTGAAGTCATAATGCTCATCAGGTCCAAGTGTGTACGTATTGAACTCACTAGAATCTAGTGTTTTAACAACCTTCCCATTCCTAACAACCTTGACCTTGGCTGTGGTATGGAACATTGTATCATCAATATCAAACACAAACAGAGTCCCTCTAGATTCCTCTGTAACATAATCTCTAAACTTCAACATCGTAGTACCTTTCCAACCTCTGTCTTATTGTACCACAATTCTAATCATTTGTACAACTGTATTAGCAGTTCCACTTTCTTAGTGCCCTTGCAGTTGAGCTTCCTTCACAACCTTCTTGATTGTGCTCAGTCTAGATGACTGACCAGGTGTAGTTTCCTTGTAGTTATTGACCAGAGTATCGGTGCCTACAAAACGATTCGAAGCCTCATCTCTGTTATTAGATGTAGCCTCTGCACCCGTATAAGCTTCTTTGACGTTCTTGCCAATGAAGGCTTTCTTGACGGCTAGCTGTAATGTCTTCGCGCCGGCTTCTGTCTTACTCGGCTTATTATCAATAGTTCTAGCTTTGTTGACCTTGCCGACTAACTCGGCTGATACCTCATTGACCTGTGAGTCTTTGAAGTCTTTGGATGTTGGTGCACCTTTAGACCCGGGCTTACGCATATGCTCACCGGATCCGTGCTTAATTCTCTCTCGCTTGGCATGGATATTATCCCAAAGCCCACGCTTCTCTAAAAGGTCTCTATCGATCATCATAGCTGCTCCGCCTGCGACAAATGAATTAACACGGTCGTATGCGACCTGCTCTGATAATGCCTCTGAATACCCACGGCGGTACACTTCCTCCAGTGTATCAAACGGGATTCCAGATGACTTTGATTTCTTGTATAGGGATACTGTTTGTTTAGGTGTCAGAACTACGGCAAGCCCGCTCGATTCGTCGAACGCTAGCTGAGGACTAGTAGGAGACTTCGTTTCTATAGACATTGGTGATTCCCGTGGGCTTAACCATGAATTTTGCAGGATTGCCGTAGCTTTCTGCTGACGTCTTATTTACCCATTTCGATCTTTTATCGACTTGACTAAATTAGAGACGAACAGCGATTTAGCTGCGGCCTGTCTTTGTTGAATTCCGTTATGAAGATCATCATGTACATCTTTCTTCATAGTCTGAAGGATGTTATCACGCGTATCGGCATCAGCCGCATTAATCTGAGTCCATGTCTGTAGGAAGTCTTGATCGGTGTTGCCTGGATTGCCAGTAACATTACCTAATCCACGCACATCAGATGTAGTAGTCATCTCTTCTTTAATAGGCTTAATTTTAGGCTGAACTCTCTTAGCACCACGCGCGCGTGCATTCTTCTGCTTCTCAAGTTCTTGTGCTAGATGACGGCGCTTCTGCTCGGCTCTAGCTCTAGCACCAATCTTATCCTTACGCTTAGCGTGGTTAGCCAATGCTCTGGCTGGTGTGCTAGCATCGATCTTAATATCCATGCCCTGACGTACTTCATTGTACATCTCGTCGACATGCTCATCAGATGCAGTTGGATGCATACCAGCTCTGAAGTCTGCCTTCTTACCTGCTAGAGCGTGGCGGCGCATTTTAGATGCAGACATTTTGCGTCTTACATCATCAGCGGACTGTGGCTTCTCATCGTCATCTGCCTCACTATCGGGGTCACGTTCACCGGCAGATACAACATCAATCTTCTTGAAGTTATACTCTTTACCATTATAGCTATCGAGAAGCTTCTTAATACCCTCAACACGATCAGAACCGACGACCATAATAAGATGATCATGCCCAGCAGCCGCTAGCTTCTTAACATGATCGATGATGCTTGGTGCATCCTCATCTGTGATACGAATAGGAGCTCCTGGGAACATACGCTTTGCATGCTTCAGCTTCTGCTCAGGTGTTAATGGATTCTTCTCTGGGTCCTGTGAACGCGATAGAGCAATATCAGCCTTAGCCTTATTCTCTTTAGCAAGTTCTTGTACCTTGCTAACAACAGCACCATGGCCGGCATACGTTGGTGGATTCATACGACCAAATGATGTGACGACAGGATTCTTCGGCATTGCGTTTTCACTTGGCTCTGGCTCACCCATCTTCTGGAACGAACCACGAAGGAAGTTAGCACGCGAGAACTCAGCACGGTCAACAAGCTTTGTTGGTCGGCCATTTCTAATTGCAACGAAACCTTCAGGCTTTACAGGGTCACCACCGATAGTAGTCTTGAACCCATTGTCCGCTCTTGATAGAGCACTGATCAACGTGTCCTTTGCCTGCTGCAGTGTGCTGTGTAGCTTAAAGATAGAGTTGAACTGTTGCTTATGAAGCTTGATATGATCAGAGATGAGCTTGAACTCATCCATCTTCTTTTTCTTACCGGCTTCAGATTTGGCCTTATCAATCTCTTTAGCGGCACGGTCACCAAGGAACTTCAGGTAACCATCAGCACTTGCTGACTTCCATGTACCCTTACGGACAAGGTCGTTGATATATGTCTTGATCGTAATCTCATGGCCGTCCAGAACGTTGAACACATCTGGATCCATACCAGCATATACCTGTGTAGCTGACTCAATTTCCTTCTCGAACTTCTTCTTCTCGATGGGGGCAATAGATGAAGGACCAAGTTCAGGGTTCACCATATGTACATCTGGATCGGTTCTGAAAGCACCATGGTCCACATCAAATGTGGCCTTCATGTCAGCTAGTTTCTTACCAACATACTTGGTGTGAACCACAACACCAAGCTTTGCTCCAGCAATGCTACGACCCTGCGCGCTATCCTTGTCAGCCGTGTATGTGATTGTGTTAGGCGTGAAGCTGTATGACTCGCCATTATCCTTAACATCATCTTTAGTGTACATCAGGTCACCCTGGAACACACCACCGGTCTTTGGCATAATCTTTGGTAGCTCCTCAAGAGCAGCCTTTAATTTGGCTACTAGTCCTGGTGCATGTCCGTGATTGGCCTCGCAATCCTCAGGAGTGTAGTTTAGCTTTGGATTCTTGTTGAATGCAGACTTTGACGCGACGAAGAACTTACCATTCTCGGGGTTAATACCAAACACGATCGATGGCGCACCATCATACTTGGTCGTGATCTTAGTCTTTGTTGGCAGCCCTTCAAGAACCTTCACAACATCCATTAGTGTATCGTGTGCATGGCTTACACCCTCATGACCACCATGGATGATATGATCCTCGGCGTGTTCAAGGTGCTTTAGCTTCTCGACGTCAAGTGACTCTGTGAGAAAGTTCTTAAAAACTAGCATTATGTTTTCTTTACATTAAGGTCGTGTGATTCTGTAATTTCATACGAGGTGGCGGTGGCACTGGTTGAGCAGCACTCTTGACTGCAGCGGCTTTGGGTGATGGCGCAGCAGGTTTTGGCGCAGGGTTACGTGCACGTGCGCCGATAACTTTCTTGACAGTCTGCTTTGTTGTAGGTGGTTTAGCTGCAGCCGGCTTCTTACCACCAAGATTACCAAGCTTACCGTTAACCTGAACAGATGAGAATGCACCATGTGTTGGACGATGCTCGTACGACATGACATGGTTACCATCTTGGTCATGGATATGAACTACGCCACCGGGCGTATGTGTAGCTTTAAAGTCTGTTGCGTTATTAACAACCTGTGTATGCTTCTTCTGCATAATAGGCTCTGAGGTCTTCTTTGAACCGACCACATAATCGTAATCAAGGTCGGGTGAAGTCTTCATTAGGCTTTGAAGCATTGCCTTTTTTTGTTCAGGCTTTGCAGCATTAAACGCTTCTGAATGATGCTTTGCTGCAGCCGCTTTAGCTGCTTTGTTTGCTGCGATAATATCTGGGTCGTCGCGTCTAGCTTTAATCTCTTTACCAGATAGACCTTCAAGGCCGGCCTTCTTCTTAGCTTTATTCCAAATACCTGCAATATCAGTCTTAATACCAGCAGCATTAGATGCAGCATCAAACGTATTCGTCGTTGAGTTGCTGAGAGTTCCAGGCTTAAACTTAAGTGATGCACCGTGTAGAGTTCCATCCTTCGTCTTGATAGCAATATCGTGTGGATTGCCGGCACGATCTACCTTCCTACCCATCAGCTCATCAATACCAGCGTATGTGTGATGAACTTCTCTAATATCCTCAGGCTTGATACCCTTATTCTTCTTCAAACTATCTAGATATGCAGTGGCCGAGTTGTTGGCATACTCAAGGACCTGCTTCTGCTTATCAGGTGGTAGGGAAGCCATAGATGCATCGTGTAAAGCCTGCATTCTCTCGATACGTTTCTTATGGGCAGCATCCTTATTCTTCGAGGATCCAGTCATAGAATGAAGCTTCAAAGCTGTGGCTGTTTCATAAGCCGCACCGAGGGCGTTATTGTTAGCGCTGGCTGCAGCCGCTGCACTGGTATCTCTTTCCTCGAGATACTCTTCTAATAGGAAGTTAAGAAATGAGATCATGGCAGTTCCCTGAAATAGGTTTTTTAGTATTTATCCAAACTAAAAAAGGGTGAGCTTGCGCTCACCCTTTCTGCTCACCGGCGAATGTGGTCAGGCGGAACCCCACCGTTATTCCTGACTATTCCTTCGTTACTAACTTGCCACTTGTGCTGCAGCACAATACATCATTCGCTCGTGGACTTATTTATGCATAGATTCTAGCTTTTTGATAAGCTTCGAACAATTTTTTACCATAAAGGTAGGCGTATATCCATCGAATCCGCCGCCCAGATTGAAGTGACGGAGCATCTTCCGTGCCTCTTCTTTAGTTGGGAATGATTCGATCACCTGCTCTGTTGCAGTCTCTAGGATCTGGTGCAGCTCGCTTGTAGATACGATCTTGTAGTTCATGGAGTTACCTTTATCGTTGATGGGTAATGATCGACAACTTGAATAGGAGTCCAGTCACTCAAGGCCGGTTGTCCCTGAGCATCTACGACAATCTTACGAATCTGAAACTCATAGTTAGTAACTACCAACTGCTTTTCAGGGCGAGGAATGGTAACACCATCCCACGGTGGCTCAACGTATTCCCAATAGTTGACAGCTCTAATATCTTGAATTAGCGAGTCACTCATTATCTAACTCCCTCATGTGCTTACCACAGGTCATGCGATAACCATCAGGTGAAGGCCAACCACAACTAACATGATCGTAGCAGCCATCAACATCGCACAAGCCAACTATCGATTTAACCTGCTTATAATCTTCGGCCACAAGAGCTTTAGTTATCTCTTCTTTTAAGCCAAGGTCGAACTCATTGCTGATAGTAAGACCGGAGCTACAAAGAGGTGCATATGCATCAGGGCCAAAACCAAGACGATCATAGATTAGATAGCGATAAGACCCAGATTCCTCAGCATGCTCAACAATATGCTTCATCACCCAGCGAGTGACCGCTAGCTTCATATCATAGTCGCAAGTTTCAGCAAGCTTATCGAGCTCATCCTCACGTGACTTCATAGCATCTCCAATAGCCTTGAAGGCTTCCCACATATCATCCTTGTCACTCATTTCACAAGCTCCTCAATATGAACAGGCATATAATCACGGACCTCAACGCAGCAATTAACATAACGCTTATCTTGAATTAGGCCACGGTGACTGCCTTTGTGCACGTGCCCGTGCAGATTGTACTTACGCTTGTACAGCGCACTCTCATGAATAGGTACGTGTGTCAGGATACAATCAAACTCCTTGAACTCCCTCCACATCAGTATCTTCTCGAATGTCTCTTGAAGATACTTTGACTTGCCATCATCATGGTTACCAAGGATCAGACGCTTATGACCACGCAATCTCGACAGAACTTCATAGCCCTTACCGAAGTACACATCACCCAGATGATAGACAATATCATTGTCCTTGACCGTCTTGTTCCAACGGTCAATCATGTGTTCATTCATGTGATGAATATCATGGAACTCACGCAGGGGCTTCTCCTCAGTATCAACGAACTTGAGGATGTTCTCATGGCCAAAGTGTGTGTCGCTGATTATGTAGATGTCTCTCATTTCTCGTCTTCACCCTTAAATACAGTTAGCTCTGCTTCTCTTACACGATAGCCCTTATCATGCCACTTTTGGATTAGATGTGGACGATCAATATCATGTATCTCATGACCCATCCAACGGAGCCACGCTTCCGATGCAGTAGGTGCGAATGTCCAGTATCCCCAGCAATGCTCCCGCATCTTTGGATCTGGGTGTGATATTACAAAACCTTTCATTTGAACCCCGC